CTTCGTCAATTCCGCTTTATCTTTCCGGAAGGTGTCGATGTGGTATTCCGTAGCTTTCCCGGCCTTAATGAGCGCCACCAATTTACGGACACGCTCGGTCAATAAATCGATCCGTTCCTGTCTTTCTTCGCGGTCAAGCCATTTTCCGTCAACGTATGCCAAACTGGTGGCCTCCTTTCGTTTAAATTTCGTGTTGACTTTCGTTATCTTTTTCGTTAATATGAATGTAACAAAAACATTTATAAGTTACGTAGAGGTGAATCGACATGGCAAACGAAGTTTTTCCGATAAAGTCAAAACGAGATTATAACAAGTTCATAAAAGCGCTCAAGCCGGGGCGCGATCAGTGGCTGGCGCAATTAGGCACGGCATTCGGCCTCCGCATCAGCGACTTGCGGCTTCTTAAAATCGGACAGCTTCGCGGCCAGAAGTCGATTACCCTATGGGAGAAGAAACGGAAGAAAAAGCGTGTGATCACGTTCAGCTCATCCGTTCTCAAAATCGTTTCCCAACTCGAAGGTGATGACGATGATTACGTATTTGCCAGCCGTAAAGGTGGAGAGCCGATCAGCCGCGTCCAGGCATACCGCATTCTAAGTGACGCAGCCAAACGAGCCGGCATTTACGATAAGATCGGCGGCATCGGAACGCATACGCTACGCAAGACGTTTGGATACCGGCTTTACCAGTCCGGCGTGCCGCTTTCGCGAATCATGGTGATTCTTAACCATTCGAGCGAGCGCGATACGGCTAAGTACATCGGGATTACTGCGGAAGAGATTTCGGAAGCTTACGAAAGCATCGAGGTTTAAGACTTCGATGCTTTTTTGAATACTTCTCGCAATACTCTAGCGGTTTCCCAGGCGTCATCTAACGTTTTCTCACCGAGTCGTTCCTCTAGATCCTGAAACTCCGCAAGCGCCTTAGTCGCCGCCCTTGCTTCGCGTTGAACCGCCTTGAGTCCTGTTATCGCGTCGGATACATCCAAGTCGATTTTAATTTTACCGATTGATTCGCGCTTCGATTCCGCCATTCACATCGTCTCCTTTTTCGTTTATTTGATTTCAGGCATCAATTCGTATCTGATCGCGTCGATGACTTCTGCAATCTCGTCACGCACAAAATGTCCGGAAGTCTGCAGCGCGATCAAACGATCTAAATACGCAAGTAATTCCTCTGTTCTCGTCATCTTCATCGTCTCCTTTTTCGTTTATTGCTGCGCTAAAAAACGCAAGCACAAAAAGAGCGACCCATATTCGGATCACCCTCGTTCTGATTGCGTTATGTAATTATAAGTTTTTAATAAGTTCTGATATGGCGGAAGAGGGATCTTTAGCAACTGGCGGGAAAAGATTTCTAACAACTATAGTTGCAACCGCCACTATCTGAGTGTACATCCCAGTAAAAAATAAATTACATGTCCACTCTGGAGGCCTGAAATTAGGCAAGAATCCCATTAGAATAAGAATTACGTTCCCCAAAACCATTTCAATACCTAATGCCAATAAAATAAAAGTGGCTATCCTCTTCCGCATATTCCTTTCGTTTAATTCGTTCTCTTTCCAAGTCCCTATGACTTGTCTTAGTTTAAAGCTGTTATCTCTGAGTTGCGTCAGTCTTTCTATGACATCTGTCTGTTCAGGTGTTACTCCATCCTCCACAGAAAGCTCATCTTCGGTGTCAGCTAGTATACTTGATACTTTTATTCGGCCCGAAAAGTAGCTACTCTCTAAACTGCCTGACATCCGCTACACACTCACTCCTAAATTATTTAATCTATACTTCATGGCAGTCCTAGAAACTCCAAAATAGTGACTAAGAAATTCCACATCACCTGACATTCCCCAAATCTTTAAAACAAGTTCTCTAGGCATTAACAAATTGGCTGCAAAGTCGTTAGCTTCCGTTTCTTCTTTATTTTTTTGACCATTTCTAAAAAATACTGATTGCTCATCGATAAAGTCAGTTTGGGATTCAGCATGCAAAAAATAATGTCCAAGTTCATGGGCTATAGTGAATCTTTTCCTTACGGGCGCGTCATCATGTTTAACGTAGATTGTCGCAACTCTTGAATCATCGCCAGGATGAACCTGCAGCGCTCCGGAGATCATGTCGGTTGTAAATTCCGCATTTATGACCTTGATTCCGAGTTTCTCAGCAATCGCAATCGGGTTAATGGGTTCGTCCTGTGATGTGTAGGCCTGTAAAACCTCTTGTGCTTTTTCTTCCCCAATAGTTCTCATGTCTAACATAGTATTCACCCCTTTTTGGAGTTTAAACAGCTCGATGATCTCGGCCACTTTAACCACCTCTCAGTATATCTATTCCCGTTTTTCGGAGTAGATAACCTGAGTGTAAGAATATTTTAGCAAAATATGCATAACATGTGCATCAAAAATGATTAATTTTATTGAAGAAAAAACAAGTTTATTTTTGGTGCATTTACTTAACACCGCTAAAGTGCATTTTTTGTGATCTAAAGTAGGAGCAAGTCTTGTCGTATACGAGCAATTCTCGTTTGATCTACGGGCATACCCAACATTTTCGATAATCGCTTCATGTCTTGGTAGTTATCCGCGATCGTCTGCCTTATTAGTTCCCTTCATAGTTGCCTACGAGACACCATTACGTCCCTCCCTTCGAATTTACACGAAATTAGCGCTTCTAACCGTCACCCTACCGAATACCCTCGGAGAATACTAAAACGTCTAATTTCGTGTGATTTGTGCGTGAAAATCGTTATGCCCTTCGGTACTCCTCTTTAAGCGCGCTAACCTTCGCTGTTATCTGCCGCTGAACCTCGTCCGCTTCTTTCACGGAATCATCCGTTTGACGTAGCCGCTTGACCTTGCGAATTAATTTACGCGTTTCACGGTCCGTTATGATTACCGTATAGTGCTTCGAACAGTGCGGGCATTCGAAATACGTCTCCTCTACTCCGGAATTATTCAGGGGACGTTCCTTCGGCTGAACATCGAAATCTTTTAGACATTCGTCGCATTGTACCGCCATGATTCCGCCTCCTTTGCGTTAATTTATTCGCGATCATCCTCCGTTTTAGTTAAGTCTGATCATCGGGAATATCACCGATTCTGATTGGCGTTGTTTCGACGTTCAACTTTTCGATAACCTCTACGCAAGCATTACGCAGTTCAAGTGTCACTCCGCCTTTAGTTTCGAATTTCATTACGTCGTCTCCTCCGATTAAGTTACGCCCCGAGTTCGAAAAATTGTGCGCAAGTTCTGAACAGCAGTCGTCCGGGGTTGTTCGGGGTGGCCTGGGGGGAGGGCCGCCGCAAAAAATTCCGCTGAATAAAACATTCATCGTTTTGCATATCGAATGTAACACAAACACTTTTTGTTACATTGAACAATCGAATGAAACGTTGATATGACTGTGTCTATCGTATGTTATCCTTCGCAATCAATCGAACTATCTTTATGCATTCGATAAACAGCGTCAGATCAACGATGGTTCAGGTGCGTGGTGCGGGCCGGTATGTATAAGATACTGCATATCGTCAGTATGTCGGTGGTGCTGGTCGGCTGACCCCGTGAGTTTCGGAAGGGCTTATCCTCCGGCACAGTCTCGCTGATGTTCGGGTAACAAGACGTTGTCCCTCTCGCCTGCTCCTCACCGTTTACCTTCCTATATGTATAGCGATGCCCCTGCCGTATGCAACAGGCGGTGCGTATATGCGGTACCACCCGCTCTATCCCAACGGCACCCTATCGTATCTAACCGGCACGCTCTCCGTATAAGTACAACGGTATGAAACGTATGTTACACGTCCTTCTATTACGTAAGACAGCATAACGGTATGAAAGTTGATGTATTTCGTGATAATAACGCTATCCTTTCGTATGTTTTAAATACTAGCGTCCACTCCGTCGCTTACGCTCCTCCGTGTCCGCGGATATTATTAAGACCTTTATCGCGATACAATTATTTATACAATATACATGATTGCGTTTCTGCGGGACGGAGTAAAACGTAGTTCCCGCTAGTCTTCGAATTCAGAAGACTAAGAAGTAATTCCGGACTCAAAATCGCTGTATCCCTTGCGGCCGTAAGCACGAACCCTATTTTCGGTTGTGCGAATAAAGTCGTGTTTTTGGCCGATTTGTGCGAATAAAGTCGTGTTCATTATCAATTACGTTATTCTAATTGAGAATAAGACGATAATCATCCGACCTCTCACCGTCACATCAACCGTATTATTATTCATATAAATGTATAAATATACGAAGAAAAAGACGCCAATCATTCGTCAGCGTCTTCGATCTTCACCTCGAATAGCTCCTCGACACCCACGCCGAGTGTTCGCGCAAGGGCAAATACGTGCCAATCGAGATGCCTTTCGTTCTTATCGAACCGGCTAATGCTGCCTTGCGGAACTCCTGACGCTTCAGACAACGGAATCTGCTTCCACCCTTTCGCGTTCATTACCTCCGACAGTCGCGGTCTTACCGTTATTTTCATCCGTACTCACCTCGTTTTGATAATTCAATTATACGATAACGAATAAATTTTCGCAAATCCAATTGACATGCGTTATGCGATATCGTATAATAAAGTAACGAAAGGAGGTGAACGTAATTGATTGACACCGTAATGAAGCTTTCGGCAATCACCGCATCTTGGCTCGGAATTATCAAGCTCGGACTTGAACTCCGGAAGATGCGAAAGGAATCCGAAAGTAAAGAGCGACGGCCTCCGACCAAGAAGCACCGTCGCCGACAATAAACACCGAGGGGCTATATGCCCCTTGTCAATCAATTATAACACGAATGAAACGAATTGATACCACAGAAATTTTGTTAGTCGTCGTCTTGCTCGCTTGGATTGCGGATATGAACTTCGGCCGGCTGTCCGTTCTGGACTACGTCGGACTCGGCTCAGCCGTCGTTTTTATCGCGCTTCTATTCTTTAGATCGAGGAGGAATCGGTCACACCGCCGCTGAAGCCGCAGCAGGCCGATCAACTTCTCGATCTATATCAACGCCCTGACGCCGGCAAAGCGTATCAGATCGGCTTCAATCTCGGCTATCTAATCGCAAACAAATACGGAGGTAATGACGATGAATAAAACGAAACTCTTAACGGCCATCCTCGGCCTATCACTCGCAGGAAACGCGGCTCTCGGCTTTTACGCCGCAAAGCTGAACGAAGATGTCGATGTGGCCTATCGCGTGGCTGACGACATGGCTGCGGAAGCCAAAGACGCCCAGGAAATTGTCGAAGGAAAAGATTACGCTGTTTCAGCGGATGACGGCGGCTTTAGTTTCGATCCGGCAGCCACAGACGCAAAGCCAGGCGATCGGATCAGCGTTACTTTTACGAAGGATCAATACGAAAATGGCAGCGGATTTAAGGCGATTAAGGTTATCGAATAACACACGAAATCAGGCGTTAAGCGGCCGCCGATACCTAATATACCCGCAGCAGATTCCGGCGGCTCCTACGCTTTAATTTCGTGGAAAAAACGTTGTCTATGTCGTTGATTCAACCGAGCTAATGTCGTATCCTATTAGTCGGAGGTTGAGGACGAATGGATTACGAAACAAAGGGATACGACACGACGAAAATATACGACTACAAAGAGTATCCAGACGTTCATCACGGACGCTGCGATAACTGCGATTATACGCTGTTTAAAAGTTCGGTTAAGGACGGGATATTTCTTCGCGAGTGCCGTAGATGCGGAATGAAAAAGAGCATATAAAACGAGAAAGGCCCGGCTCGATTTGAGCGGGCTATTTTTCTTCTGCGTTTACAACAGAAATTCCTATTTTCTTGTTTGTTGGATCGTAAATACCTGAAAACTCTTTTTCTTTATCGTTATTTATGTAGCCGGATACTTCTACACCGCCCGTTGGATCGATGTTATAGTCTTTAGAAAAATGAACTTCCGACACATTTTTATAGTCTTTTTTCAAATAACTTCTCATTTCCTCTTTTGCTTCTTCTACTAATTTTTGTTCGGCTTTATGATTATCGTATTGATGCTTCACGAAAAAACCCCCAACTGCTATAATCATAACCAATAGGATAATAATGTATTTTCTCAAACAGATCATCCTTTCTTTCTTTATTTTACATTATATGAAAGGTGAAGTATACGTTGACAAAACAAAAAAATGTAAGAAAACCAAATGTTTCTGATGAAGAGTATTTTAATTTGAGCAGGGCTTCATACCACTATAAGACCCTGAAATTACACATAAAATATAAAAAACCATATAAAATCAATAAAACCTCTTATTGGTACATCGAACAAGTTAAACAGGATACAGATACCGGTTTAGATGCATTCGTTTTCTCTCAAGCCGAAAATAAGAATGGCAAATGGGTTAAATCAAACAACCCGAAAAACGTCGTCGTAGCCTTCGCAGGCACTGATCTCTCAAAAGATCTCGAAGCAGACGGCGCGAAAGCGGACGCTGAAAATGTCGCCATCGGATTGGACCCTAAAAAAGAGACAGAATACATTGTCGAAAAAGGTGCGAAAGATACGTCAAAAACGCTTGGGGTATATACTCGATCAATGGAGCAACTCCAGATGATGGAGTCTGGAAACTATAAAGTGATTACAAAGACGACGCAAATCGACCAAGCCGATCAATTGGTTAGAGAAGTCAAACAAAAGTATCAAGGGACATCGACGATTGTTTCAACGACTGGACACTCGCTTGGAGGCGCGGAGGCAGAATACAGCGCAGTCAGCAATAATGTCTATGCAGTAGCATTCAACAGTCCGTCTATCGTTAAGCTTCATACAGAAGAAAAACAGAAGCAAATCAATAACGGGGAATATAACACTTATGTAAAATCGATCATCAATCCGGACGATATGGTTGGTTCTGGCTGGTGGGACGAATTTGATCGGCACAACGGGACTACGATCTACACAAAAGATCCTTCTATTGCAACGGCTAATCGCGAGAAAAGGCTTGACGGTAATAAGCTCCAACAGGTCGGAAGAAACCTCATGTATTTCGCGAATACGCTGATTTTCCAAAATCCCGACACCCACGGCCTCAATGATTCGAATTTCACCTTCGACGAAGACGGCAACGTTCAAAATGTTGAAGGCGATGAACTCGTCTACGATAAAAATTTAAAAGCAATGCTGCCGGCTGAAGTGGCATCAGGGAGCGGCGCGATTAAAGTCACCCCCGAAGTCGCTAAGCAGCTTGCGGAAAAAGTAAATGCGATTATAAACGACCTGCGTACGATGAAAAGAGAAGCGGAAAACGCCTACCAGGAACATGACGCTGCGATAAGCGATTTGAAATACGATACCTATCGCCAGGTCGGTCACGGCTTATACGATCAGCTTACGCTCGATGATGTAAACAATACGCTGAATGATTTGGCGCAGTCGTTCGATAAAAAAGGGAATCCGCTGTTTTACGATGTCGATGCCGAAGCGGCATATATCGCTTCATTACAAGACACGATTTCAGATTTAGAAGAAATCAGCGGCTATCTGACGCAAATCGCAAAGGATTTCAAATCAAAAGACAAGATGCTCGCAAACTGGTTAAAGTTATAAAATTAAAGGCGCCAATAGGCGCCCTCTTTCGTTTTATGCTCCGCGCGGAAACCCGTATTTAGGCTTCGGCAACTCTTTCGCTCCTACCGTAAATCCCATCCGTATCACCTCCGACATGGTAAATTATACTTTCTTCACGTTAAACATCGCAAGCAGCGTCTTATCCGGCGTCTTGGACTGACGATAAAACACGTTAGGATTAAACGTATATCGTTCCGGTTCGCTGCCGACCTTGATTCGCGCGACAACGAATTCACCGTCGAATTTCATTTGCTTCAGGCGTCGGCCAAGCGTGTCGGGCGTTACTCCGATCGCTGCCGCAAGCTCTTTCTTATTGAACCACCGTATATACTTCGGATTCTTTTCGAAAGGATTCTCGCAAAGAGCGTTAGTTTCGTAGTGGACGAACGGCAGCATCCGGTAGATCAGACCGATGTCCGTCGCCTTCACTTCGCTGTATACCTTCTTAATTTTCGCAGTATAGAGTTTGACAACGTACTGGCTTCCGAAGTTACCTTTGAAGTGGTAGCGTTCGTTTACCGAGTATATGCCGTCTTCTTCCCGGATAATATCATGCGCAGTACAGGCGCTCAGGAAATCGTAGAACGTTCGCGGCTTTTTCGCGAGCTGTAGAACGGACACTATATCCGCTGTAGTCATCGGAGTTTTATCGCGGCTAGATTTAACGAGGACACCGTTGTAGTCAACGTAGCATTGCAGTAGCATCAGATAACCGCATTGTGCCGTTGTGAGAGCGTCATAGACTTCGTGGATATTAGACATATTGGCGTTGGAAAAGTCGCGCCTGTCCGTCGTCTGCTTTTGCTGTTCCCGGAAGGCTTCGTCTTGGTTCCGGTGTCTAAGCGTGTAGTCTGTCGATAGATCCTCGCCTGTTTCTGCGTTTACTACTCGTAATCTTTTCAAAATATCGTCTCCTTTTTCGCAAAATAAAAGAGCGCGTATTTGGCGCCCTCATAACGTATAGACAGCAAAACGGGTAAAAATAGACTGTTTAGTGAATAATTTTTTCTCCTGTTTCAATATTGACTGTAAATTGTCCCGGCGTTTTTCCTTTCACGAAATCCGAATATTTTACTCGTCTCTCTTTATTTCTCGCTTTAGCACGTCGGTCTATCTGAATACCTTCGTAAGTTGAAAGGCGCCTTCGAACCGGTTTCCCTTGATATTTTCCGAACTTATCGTATTCTTCGGCCATCTTCTCGGAAGTCTCGCCGGATCTACGCGTTTTCTCCATACGCTCACTCATAATCGGGTACTCATCATTCTTCATTTTGTTTTTATTCGTGTCCGAAAGCTCCTCGTAGATTACAAGATTAGCCATACGTTCTAGTGCGATAGTATCCGGATGCTCTCCAACTGCGTCAAAATAAGCGTCGGCCAGAGCGGTAATTTCCTCGATACGTTGGATTCGATCTAGCTCACCGGCTTTTGTTCGCTGCTGTAATTCCGTAATCATTTCATGCAATAGTGCTTTATCCATTAATTCGTCCTCCCATCGAGTATCCTTCGCCATGTCCCGCCCAATAGTAGTAGATATCTGCGATTGATTCAGCCGCCCTATTTATCAGATGATTAACGGAATCCTTGCCGACACCCATCCGTTTCCCCACCTCTACTTGCGTCAGGTCTTCGAAATACACGAGCCGGATTGCTTCGCTCTGCCTATCGGTTAGATTCGCAAGCTCAATCGCATTGTGCAGATCGAGAAGCACTTCGGCAGCTTCGTATTCTCCGAGTCGTTTGCGGCTGACGAACTTCGGATAATCGGAGAGCAGCGTTTTGACGCCCTCCGCATTGTCTAGCGCATACGCCGCCTCAAATTCGCGATCCATTCGGTGTAGATCGATTTTGACTGTTCCGATAACAACCGCCTCCTCTTTCGTTAATAACTTCGTTAACAATCCGCACACTACTGTTGACTATCGGTAACTATTCCGTCTATACTGAACGTAAATACTTTCGTAAGGAGACTCGATATGACTCTTACGTGGATATCTAACGACTTTGAGCGCAACACCAAAGCGTATATCACAATCGAAAAGCATCGACGTTTGTTTATTTCGGCAGGTGCGCGGCGCGTCATCGGACTGCCTACGGACGGACCGTTTTATTTATCCGTCGCATATGACGCGGCAGAAAAGCGCATTGTTGTCGGCAAGCCCGAACTCGTTAAGCAGCCGGATGTCAAACCGTTCAAGTTCGATAAGCGCGGCAATGTTTCGGCATGGCCGTTCTTGCGTAAAATCGGCATTGATTTCGATAAGCTTCCGCAACGATACTATTTGATCGGCGATGGGGAAGCGTCAAAACAACCGTACCTGGCCTATCCGAAAGGCACGTATGCGTTTCAGTTAGACGAAAGCTGATCCGCAAGTGCTCGCCCTACATACCACGCAACACGCGAAGCGATTCCGTTCCCAACGATCCGATACTGCGCCGATAAGGAGATATCGTCTGGCAGGACGTAAGTGTCTGGCGCAGATTGGATTCGGAGACATTCACGGACTGTGAAACGTCGTGGTGCTTCGGTCGGATGAATCGGCTGACCGCTGTTATGATGCGCCGGAATCGTGTTCGACGTTTTATCCATCGACTGCACGCGATTGGCTTGATCGTAAGTGTATTCGCTTTTTGGCGTCCAATAAGATTTTTCGTCGTGGTTATCGTAAAACAAACCGTAAGGAACTCCTTTATACATTACCGCAGGAATAGTTCGCGAAGGCTCTTCCATCGTAACCGGACGATTTTTCGCAACCGATGCAGGATTACGGTCTAAGTATGCGATCTGCTTATCGTTTAGCTGAACGCCAGGCTCCGGAAGATCCCCGATAACATCCCGCAATACCTTCGTTTGATAATCGCCTTCTAACGGCTTCGGAAACTCGAAAGTGATCCCGAGGTCTTTTCGTATTCCGACAATGAACACGCGCTCTCGCTTCTGGGCCACTCCGTAGTCCCACGCGCTCAGCACCTTCCAACTAATCTCGTAACCTATTTCGTTAAATTTTTCGATAAGAGCATCGAATGTTGGACGATGTCGCTTCGTAATCAGCCCCTTCACGTTTTCGAATACGAAGGCTTTCGGTTGCTTGCGCTCAATAATTTCGAGGTAACGGAAGACTAATTTACCGCGTTCGCCATCTGCTCCCGCGCCTTTACCCGCAACCGAGAAGTCTTGGCACGGAGGACCTCCGAAGATTACATCTGTGTCCGGCAAGCTATCGATATCAATTTCGTTAATGTCCGCCTGTTCTACGTAATCGCCGAAGTTGTGGCGGTAGGCTTTGACGGCATTCTTATCGAAGTCCAACGCCTTCACGATATGGTAGCCGGCCGCTTTGAATCCGATTGCGCCAAGTCCTCCTCCGCAGAATAATTCGAGTACCGTAAGTCCGTTTGCCGGCAGTTGCGGTGTTAAGTTAAAGTCGCCCATATATTCGCTCCTTTCGATTGGTTCATCCGGATGTAAGTGACACGTAGCTTTCGCCAGTACCGACGCTGTGATCGTTAAAGCCGGCTCATCCCAGGACATCTTACGCAAATATGTCGTTTGGCCTCCTCCGCTATAAAACGCCCCCATCATAAACGCCTTCTGCTCCTCTTCCGGAAGATCGCGCCAGTTACCGCCATCCGGAATCTTGTGCGCATAGGGTTTCTCATCATTTCGTAACCCGTATCCGTAATGATTCGGAATATTCGTCACTTCAACACCTCCGCCATAATCGCGTCCAGCTTCTCGTACAACTCTTCCGGCGTGCCTTCGTTCTCAATTTCGTAATCAACTTCGAAACTGTTGACGGCAAGCTCAGTCGGATGCTCCAAGTCGGCGAGGTCGAATTGGTCGCCGGCTTTTTTAGCGCGTTCAATACGGAGATCGACCGGTGCTGTTATGCGGATAAATACGAAGCCTTCGTCCTTCAATCGCTTGTATTCGTTAGGCTGGCGGCAGTCATCGACGATCACGCGATTCTTTAGCGCTGTATTGCCGCAGGAGCAAGGATGGCGGTCGAGATAGGCGGCTACTTTCGGCATAAGAGCGTCGATCCATACGTCCTCTCCGAAGGCTTCCCGCGCCCACTGTCCGAACTTCTGATAATGAGCGCGCGGCTTCGGATTTCGCGGAACGTGAGGGAATGCGCGGTGAAATGCGTCTTTTAGTTCGTCGCCGAATGCGAACGGCTGGAAATCGTAGTGAAGCGAGATGTACGATGCAGCAAGCGACTTGCCTGCGCGAAGTGGTGCGGTGAGGGCGATCTTCATTGGCGTTCCTCCTTCGGTACGTATTCGACAATTTCAAAACGTTTACTTATCTCGGCCTTAATCTCTTCACGTTCCGCGGTCGGTAAGTCGTAGTAGTTTTTCGTTTCAAAGTACGCTAAATTTTTGGTTTCGCTTGTGATTACGCTTTTGGCCGCTCCCTTGGTGAGATAAGCGACCTTTCGTCTGCGTGCTTTCATCCGCTCGCCTTCATAGTAAATAACGTAAATCACATCGCTCATCGGCGTTCCCTCATTGCGTTAAGAAGTGCGGCAACCTCTTCGGCAGTGAACAAGCGCATGTCTGAGTCGGCTTCCAGGTGCGCCACCTTTCCGTCCGTTTCCTTTGCGGCATATTTCAGCGCCTCCAATTCTTCTCCGTGCCTCCGGTTGTCTTTGTGCAGCGTGTCGATTTCGTCTTTGATACGTTTATTCTCGCGTTCCAACTCCGCAACACGCGTCGCCAGGTTAGCGATAACGTCGATCGGGTCGGATGGTTGCGGTTCTTCTTCGGAGGATTCGACCGGGACGAGGACGCGGTATTCTTCGTACTCTGCGTCTAAAAAATTCTCACCTAGAACGCCATTAACCAAAAAGAAGGACCCGTTGTCATGAAAGTCGTCAACTTCTTTTACGGAGTCGACAAATCCTTTCGGAAAATCATCGCTCTCAGTTACGATAACCTTCTCGCCTATTTCCGGCTTACGATCGACCATTTCGTAGCGCTCCGGACCGTCAGGGCCGTCAATGTGGGCGATATTGGTCGGTTCGAGAACGCGGTATTCTCCGAGGTAGATAAGTCCGCCAGTGTTCATATCGGATGCAGCTCCGTCACTTCCCACGAAACCCGATCCAGGAGGAGCTTCGCGGTCTACCGTAAAAATATCTCCGTTCTCGTAAATATCGCCCGGATACCTTTTGTCTACGATCACAATCTTATCGCCGACCTCCGCCTTCCTATCGACCTCTACATATTCCCGTTTGATTCCGCCAAGTGATTCGTCAGCCAATACGTGGATTTTTTCGTTAGTTTTAGTCATTTTACCGAGCTCCCTTCGTATTAATCGTTCAAATTCCGGCTTAACCCGATCCATCGCGCTTTTAAGGAAGTCCAAACGAACCGCCTCCTCGTTATTTAATAACCCGCAATTCTACCGACTGCCGGCCGAACTGTACTGCGTCTGCTTCATTCGCGACCAACAGATCGAGCCGTGCGCCTTTAATCATGCCGCCTGTGTCGATCGCCTTCGCCCGGAAATTCGAACCGTCAGCGAGTCGGACTTCAACCGTAGAGCCAAGCGCAATCACAGACGGATCGACCGCTATGACGCGTGCTCCCTCGTAGTAGATCGAATGGCTGACGTCGACTCCCGTTTTGGTGATGCCGGTGCAGCCTTCCGAACAGAATGCGGTATAAGCCGAGGCCTCGAACGTTTTCCATCCCGATTCAACTTTTGTACTCTTTACGGACATCTGCTTCGACTTCTTCAGCGCCTTGATTTCGTCCTCAAGCGCCTGTATCTTCGCGTCCTTTTTCGTTATCTCTTTCGTTAATTCTCTGTTGCGTGATTCAGCCGATTGGATGGCGGCCTTCTCTGGCGTTATCCTTGGCGGTTCTGGCGGCTGATCTGCCGGACAGTGGCCGGAGAATAGCTGCGCTGTTAGCGTGAAATTCGTTAGGATTCCGATGCTTACACCTCCGTTTTGACCAATTCGCCAATGCTGACGGGGAATTTCGGTTTGACTAATTCGCAGACGGCTTTCGCGTACTCTTGAATTTCGACTTGACTATCGTGTGCGAGGCGTTGGTTTAGGAAATGCGCGACCGATTGAAGCGATGCCGTCCAGTAGTAGCGTACGTACATTCCGTAAGCCGGAAGGAATAGACGCGCTTGTTCGGCGCAAACCCCCGATTTCATTGCCCGTTCATATAAACGCTCACCGAACGCAACGAAATCGAGTAGATCTTGCTTGGCTATTTTGCCTTGGCTTTCCGGCAGTGTTTCGCCGCTTCCTTGCTTCGAATTTTCCGGGGCAGATCGCCATTCGTCCACTTGCGGAATATAAAACTCAGGCTCTTCGGTAACATAGCGCCGACTCGATTCGTTCCACGCGTCCATTGTATGATCGGACCCGACGATATATTTCCAGTGCTGGCGCGCAACCATCAGCGGAGCATAGATTTCGAATTGAACCGTTGCATGTCGAAACGGTGACGTATGGCCTTCCCGCGCAAGGAATTTAATGAGCCGGATGTCCTTTTCGGATAGATCGGTAGATTCCTTGTCGTAGGATACGCGGGCTGAGTTAACGACTGATAGGTCGGAACCCATTACGTTTATTAAACGGACGTATCCGCGGTCGAGTACATCAATTTTGTCGTTCATCTATTCGCCCTCCTTCGCTAGACTTTCGAAAACTCTTCGGTATTGGTCGTTAATAGATTTCGTAACTATTTCTCTCGCTTTCTCTTTTGTTGTGATCCGAAAAGTGCAATCGTCTTCTCCGTACATTTCGGAAGTGACAACATAATCGCGAAACAGTTCGTTCATATATTCGAGATCGCCCGCGCCGTAAAACTTTCCGTTAATGAAACATGCGTATGTTTGTGGCATTATATCAGCTCCTTCCCCATCGGTTCTCCGAAATATTCCGGATGTGGACTACCGACCCCGCTACTCCCGAATCCGCCCGCACCCCGATCGCTATCGCCCAACTCGGCCACTTCCGTAAATGCCGCCTGCTCGACCGGTTTAATTACGGCCTGGGCGATGCGATCTCCTTTGCGGATGATGTACGTTCCCGCACCGACAATTTCGTAAGGTATGTCGACCAATGTTCCGCTCACACTTTCCGCATACCCTCGGCAAACATTTATGAGTGTGCCGGCCTCGTTAGTATCGTAAATCCATTGCGCAATATTATCGACAATCACTCCGACCTCGCCCCGATAGCCCGCGTCAACTGTACCGAGCTGAACGCGAAGCTTCGTCTTCAGCGTAATGCCGGAGCGTGGCCGGATCTGCATTTCGTAGCCTTCCGGAATCTCGAACGCTAGCCCCGTTTTGACTAGCGCGGTTTCTCCCGGCTCGATGATGACGTCTTCTGCCGCAACCAGGTCGAAGCAGGCGTCTGAGGCGTGAGCATATTGCGGAATTTGTGCATCGGGTGACAGGCGTTTAATATTTACGTTCATACGAAAACCCCCTCGTTAATAACTGCGCATATACTTTCGTAAATGGACGCTTACTCGAAATAGAAATCGTCATCCTGGAGCGCTTCGACCGTAGCTTTTTTGTAAGAATTTCCCTTTTGACTGAAGAAGTCGTGGGACTTTGTTTTTGTACTTAACCCGTTCATTACAATCGGGTTCGGTGTTTCATCAGCAAAGTACGGATCAAAGCCGATGTTCATCAACGCCTTGTTTCCGTTGTATCGAACGAACTTTTTAACGTCGTGAGTCAGTCCGACCTGATCGTAAATATCCTCGGTGTAGGCGATCTCGTTTTCGTAGAGTTCCGCAAGCAATTCGACGGCGAAGTCGCGTAGTTCGAGTTGTACGTCCGTCTCTTGTCTATTGTAAATTTCCTGTGCGAGTAAGCCGACATAGACGCCGTGGATCGCTTCGTCACGGATAATTAACGAGATAATCTCGCCTGAGCTCGTCAATTTTCCCTGACCGGCAAAATATAACGGATAATAAAAGCCGCTGTAGAAAAGGAAACTTTCGAGATAGACTGAGGCGACCATCGCCTTGTATAACGAAATGTCATCGCCTGCCTCAATCGCGTTGTACAGCCCGCCAATGATTGCGGCTTTCCGCTGCAAGTAGCGATTCGTCTTCACCCATTCGAACAGTTCCGTAATTTTCTCCGTTGGCGCAAGCGTCATGAAGATATTCGAATAGGATTTCGCATGGACTGCGTTCTCCATCATCGCCATAAAATTCAGGACGGCTTTACGTTGGTGTCCGTCGATGTGCTGCGCGATGGTCGGCATACCCACGTTTCCTTGTTCGGTATCCAGGAGCGTTAGGCCCGCAAGATCGCGCATATATACGAGTTGCTCGGTCGGGCTTAGTGCCTTCCACGTTAACAGATCGCCATTTAGCGAAATCTCTTCCGGAAGCCAGAATTGCTTAACGTTCTGCGCGTAGAACATTTGCGTAAAATCGTCTTCGTGGCGCGACCAATCGGCCGCCGTATGGATTGCGTTTGCGTTCGTCAATTATTCGTCCTCCTTTTTATATCCAATAGAGTCTCTCTGCTGACTTTCTAGCATTAACCGCGTCTTCTTTATTTCTGAAATACCCTAGATATTTTGTTTTCGTATTAACGTCAATCCGTGCTTCCCACTTATTTAACCTACCATTCCAATAAACTCCTCTCTGTCCGCTCGTATTATTGGACGGAAATCCCCTGTTTTGGCTATTCTGAGCTGGTGTTACCACACGTAACGCCCATCTGCAATTATCTAAAGTATCTTGTAAAATATGATCTACCTGGACTTTTGAATCATTAACACCCATGATCCATCGATGCAATCGAACTTTTCTCCATGATCCATCCGAATTTCTTTTGTTACCTCTCACGTAGAAGTTTTTTACACAATTATCCCAACTCACGTGCCACCAACCTTCTATCTCTTTTGCTTTTTCTAAGTCGTTGGTGGAAATTAAGGTTTCTAAAAACCCGTACTTCTTACTCTCAATAAATATTGCTGTTGTATCGCCTCTAATTTCGTATCTATTTTTCATGGGTAACCATCTCTTAAACTGCACACGATAGGCAGCCTTCCTGAGTTGTATCCTTCGTCCGCGCATAGTACAGCGTCTTGATCCCCTTGTGATGCGCATATAAATCAATTCGATTCAGATCGCGCGTAGTCATCGTATCTTTTAAGAACAACGTAAATGAGATACCTTGATCGACGTGCTGCTGAATTATCGCGATCATATCGACGACTTTGAACATATCCATGTCGTACGCTTCTTTATAGAAGAACCAATTCTTCGCGCTAAGCCCCGGCATCGGATAATACGTCTTGGAATTTCCGTATGTCCGTTCCTCTATGCGCTCCATAATCGGCATGACTGACGCTGTCGCCGACTGAACGTATGAGATCGACCCTGTCGGTGCAATCGCGAGTCTATACGAATGGTATAGTCCGTATTTTCGTACGTTATCCTCCAGCCGAACCCAATCGATGCGTTCCGGAATTTCAACGCTTTCAAACAGCTTCGCGACCTTCTCCGTTTTAGGACGGAACTCTCCTACAACGTACTTATCGAAATAGCTTCCGTCCGCATACGTTGATCCTTCGAATCCCTCGAACGTGCTGCCGGTTTCCCTCGCAAGCTCCATCGACCGCACCAGCGACCAATAATTGACGAGCGCAAAGAATACGTTAGCGAAGTCGCGAGCCTCTTCCGATTCATAAGCGATCCCATTCTGCGCAAGATATCCGTGCAGATTCATCGCGCCAAGTCCGATCGAACGCATCTGACGGTTAGCCTTAGCGACTGCAGGCGCGTTCTTGATATTCGTTGATTCCGATACGACCGTCAGCGCATCAACAGCGAGCTTAACCGTTTGCTCGATCGACTTATTCGCCATCACGTTCGCAATGTTCAGCGAGCCGAGATTGCACGAAATGTCGAGGCCGATCGCGTCCTCTTCGCCGTAGTCGGTGTACTCCGAAACTTTGGACGCCTGAAGCACCTCGCTACAGAGATTCGAAAATTTAACCTTCGAAATGTGATTCAGCGCATGAGCTGCGTTGACGTTGTCTTCGAACATGATATACGGATAACCCGATTCGGACCGCAGAATCGCAAGCTTTTCGAGCAGCTGTCGCGGGTTGATTTTATCTTTCCGAACGTTCGGATTTTCGACGAGCTTGTCGTACATTTCTCCGATATCCATTTCGTCAAGATGCTCGCCATATTCCTTATAGACCGTATGAGGATAGAAAACGTATGCGTCCCGATCTTCGCGAGCTAGTTCGATAAACTTATCCGGAATGACTACGCCGATCGATAGCGTCTTGACCCGGACGTCTTCATCTGCGCTGATCTTCTTGGTGTCGAGGAAATCGTTGATATCGCGATGGAATACGTTCAAATACGCAGCTCCTGCCCCAGAACGCGCGCCTTGCTGATCTGCATAGCGGAAGGCATTATCGAGGAGTTTCATGACTCCAACGACGCCCTTCGTTACGTTCTCGATCCCTTTGATCGATTCACCTTTCGCGCGTAGCTTCGATAAATTCAAACTTACGCCTCCGCCCATCTTCGATAGTTGCATCGCTGTTCCGATCGCCATTTGAATATCGTTTAGAGAGTCGCCTACTTCGAGAAGGAAGCACGATACTAATTCGCCACGTCGCTTCCGTCCGGCATTTAAGAACGTCGGTGTGGCCGGTTGATATTCCTGCCGGATCATCATTTCCGCAAACTCGATCGCCTTGGCTGCGTCTCCTTTCGCAAAGAACAGCGCGCAGATGGCGATGCGGTCTTCGTACCGTTCAAGGATCTTCTTTTTATCGTTCGTCTTGAGCGCATAGTCGTTGTAAAATTTGAACGCACTCATAAACGAAGGGAAACGGAACTTTTTCGCGTAGGCCGCTTTGTAGACCGCTTTTATTTCATCGAATGTATACGGCTCGAAGACCTCGCGTTCGTAGTAGTCGTTCTCGATCAGATAGTCGAGCTTTTCGCGCAGATCGTGGAAAAAGACCGTATTCTGATTCACGTAATCTATGAAATAGCTGCGGACGGCTTCGGCATCCTTTTCGAATTGAAAGCCGCCGTTCTTCCGTATCATAATTTCGTTATTAAGTTCGATATACTTCGCGTGTTTATTCGTCAATAGCGCTCACCCTTTCCGTAAATATTCGCTCGCAAACTCGCGAACTTTAGCGACATCCTCCGTCGTGCCCGACAGCTCAAACTTGTGAACGATCGGCACTCCGTATTCTTCCGCAATCAGATCCGCCGCCTTTGCGAAGTTGCCGCCCCAGTTGCGATTGCCTGACGCAGCCACGCCCGCCAATAAATCGCCATTGTCCGCGAGAAAATCCCAAACGGTGCCGGCGACCTGGCCGAATCCGTAAGTTCCCGTTACCAAGACGAACGGTTCCGTCAGCATCATATCCGCCTTGATTTCGACCGCAGGCAGGCCGGTCTTGGCTACGAATCGGCGGACGTTTCCGGCCAGCGAGTAGTAGGCGATTAGCATAACGACGCCACCAGCACTCCGATAGGAATTGCGAACATAACCATGACGACTGCCTTTGCGAGCTTAGCCCTCGTGGTTTTAGCTTCGACTGTTAGAGCGATCCACGCAAAGTAGAGTAGGCACGCTATCGCAACGTATGTCATTCGATCGACTCCTTCCGTTTTAGTTCCGCCTCAATCTCGTCTTTTCGCGCCAGAATCCGGTCACGTTCGATTTCCAACTCGACCCTCTTCCGTTCATGCCGACTGATTGCGTAATCAACATCGGTAAGTTGTTCGTCAAGCCATCGCAAGGACTGTCGCAACTGTGCGGCCGGGACGCCATAGCATTCGTAGGTCATTGCGTTTCCTCCTCTACGTCCTTTTGAACGCATTTATGTTCGCGGTATGCCTTTTGTAGCCGGACAGCGCTGCCACAGATAACTACCGCCACCATGAAGACTGCTATGATACTTATAACGACCCAAACAATCACACCAATAACCGGAATCGCGAGTAGAAAATTAGTGACAAAATATCCGATACATCCTCCCGCGACACTCAGACCGATTAGCGCAACGATCGTTAGGGCTTCGATAAGTCGCTGCTTAAACATTCGATCACTTCCCTCCGATCGCGTCGAGGATTTCCTTGATCGCGTAGTATTCCGGATTGATTAACGCTTTGATTCCTTCGGTGATCGCATAAATACCGAATCCTCCCGGAGGAACCACTAAAAAACCGACAGCAAGCACCACGAAAAACCATTCGTAATCCCAATTACAATGCCGCTCCCCATACATCTTTATAGTCATCTTCGTAATTATGACTCCCGCGACCACTGCGATCATTAGAAAAACGGCTCCGATAATTACAGCAGTCACACCGTTAGCAACCGCCTGCTTAACGAGAACTCCGTATACATGCTCGGCTGCGACTCCGAGCTTTGCCGCCAGCTTATCGATATACTCCATCGCTTTATCCATTCGACTCACTCCTTCGGTTTAATAATCTTCTCGCGAATCAGATACGTAAGCGCCACCGCACAAGCATCGCTATGATCGTCTGTTGCGAATTTGTGGTCGGCCGACAAACCGAGCCATTCCCGAACGCTCTCGGCAACTTGCGGCTTCTTTGCGTTTCCGTTTCCGGTGACTGTTTTCTTAACGTTAGCCGGCGTAACATGTACGTCGACTTCGTATCCGTATCGGTGAAGCGCCCGTTCGACGGACGACCATGTTCCGTGAATCTTATTGTTCTGCGCATAGTTTCGGCTCGGCGGCCATATCTCCCGAACGATTACGTCGAACGGTTGATTATCGCGAACAAATAGTAGCGTAAATGCTTCGATCTCCTCATACCGCAATGGCTGATCGGTTGATGCGGACGTTTTAAAGTGAGCGGATTTTATTAGGCGAGCTTTTCCGCCCTTTGCTTCGATGATTGCGAATCCTGGCGATGTTAACGAAAGGTCAAGGCCGAGGATTCGGATAGGCTTGGCGCTACTCATCAGCCCGCACTCTTTCGATAAATTCGAGCGCCTCAACGTACTGCCGTTTCGTAGATTCGTATACGTTCGATCTCCGTACCTGCGACACTTTTGCGCGAAGCTCCGCCAGTTCTTCGTCCGTCAGCGACTTCGCAATAGCCGTCTTGTATCCGTTAAACGTCCATCCGTTCAGATCCAACGGTAAAGGCGTTCCCTTCTCGACAGACTTGCGAATCTCTACGAATCTATCGAATAGCTGCTCGACCTCTTCCTCCGTAATTTCGATGCCGAACGCCCGCATGTCCGGCGACTTTTCGAATTCCCCTTCCGGATACACCCACGACTTCTTAGACGCGTTTACGTAAAGGATAACGTATAGGTCGACGCCATACATCGGACCGTAGGCGACGCATTGCTTGACGTGCTTTTCTTCCGGCTGCCGCATCGAATGGAGGGACGTCTTTGCGGCGGTCGTCTGCTTCGATTTAATTTCGAGACCGACGCGCAACACCTCGCCGTCTTCCGTTACGTAGCGCATGATGCCGTCGCACGTTCCGTAAAGGTTGAACGAGTATCCGCGATGTGTGACCGGATGATTCCTTTTCGCGAAATCCTCGAACATCGGCGTGCCGTCTTCGTTCTTTTCGAAGCTGAACGGACAGGGGCGGCCGGTCTTCTTCTCGAAATGTTTTTCCATGAAGAGAATGTCGCGCTGGATTACGTCGCCGATCGCTGTACCGATTCTAGTCCATCGTCCTTGATACGGAGGCTTTTTCGTTTCGTCTCTCGGAGATCCGATCGCTTTATGGTAAAGCTCGCGCGGGCAAGCGTTAGCAGATGACGGTGAGAAATACGGCTTCTTCGGAAATACTTTCGGAGCATTGGCGTACCATTTATGGATCTGCGCGTCCAGGGCGTTATCCCACGTCTCCGGCAGCGAGTGCCATTCGTTTAGATATTCGACCAACTCATCCGCAATCTGCTGCGCGTATGTGGTCGGTTCTTTTAATTGTGCCCGCAGTGAATTTGCGGCTGATCTTCCGTTTGAATTCGTCAATTAATCGTCTCCCTTCGTTTTGAACCATTCATCCACCGAGAAACCGTTTCCCCATCTGCGGCAAATCTCGATATCCGTCTTATTCGGAATATTGCCGAAAACGTACGTATTTAGCATGACATCCTCGAAGTCTTTCACGTCTTCTCGCGTGATAGTGTCCGGCACTAAAAGCAGCGCTTCGTCATGCACCACGCACCATATCCGCCATTCTCCGCGACCTTCAGCCGTCTTCCTATCGCACAACTCTTGCAACGCAATCATCGTCGCTTTGGTCTGGATCGCTGCCGATCCTTGAACTCTTGCGTTAGTTGACTGCGTATAAACAGCCGAGTAATGGCCTTTCGCGTTCCGGTCCTTCGCGTCAGGCAAGCGTCTCTTACGTTGGCCGCGATCCATCCAAACATATCCGTGCTTCTTAACAAAAGCTTGATTCGTTTCGACCCACTTTTTGACGACCGGAAACCTTTCAAAGAAGTTGTCGAGGAACTTCTGCGCCTCTTTCTTCGATATTCCGATAGCGTCCTTGAGCATGTTCGCGCCACCTCCGTAAGCAACCGCAAGCATGATAACCTTCGCCTGTTTCCGGTACACTGATCCGTCGCCGCATTCTTCGATCGGCTTATTGAAAACCTCCGCAGCGATTGACGCATATAGATCGTTGCCCTGTAAGTAGTTATCGACTAGCTTCGGATCTTGCGAGAAGTACGCCAGACATCGGTATTCTTGCTGGCTCCAGTCTCCGCCTAATATCGCGTATCCTTTAGGAGCTACGAACATTTTCCGGGCTTCCTTCGGTTGATTCTGTAGGTTGACGCCTGTTCCACCGGATGAGAATCGGCCAGTCTTTGCGCCGTTCTGATTGAAATTCGTATAGAGTTTGCCGGTCCTCTTGTCGATTAATTCCGGCAAAGCGTTGATGTACGTTGAATACAGTTTGAATTTCTCTTTATACTCAAGCAACTTCTTAATGATCGGATGTTTGCTCGCGAGTGGCTTCAGGACTTTCTTTGCGTCGGTTGATGCGAGCTTCTCTCCGGTCGCTTTTTCTAGCGCAGGCTTTAACTGCGCCGGGGAGTTAATGTTGATGTCGCCCAACTCGTCGATAATCTCCGCATACAAACGATCGATTTCCGCTTTGATCTCTTTACCGTATTCCTCCGCGAAATCTAGGTCGATGTCGAACCCGGTTGACTCGAGCTTCTGTACGACGGTGATTAATGGAACTTCTACCGTCTCATAGTAGCGAAGGATATCCGGAAACTTCTTCAGGTGTTCGCGTTGGAAATCGCGGAGCTTCCTCGTCACATCACCGTCTTTTGCCGCATAAGCAAGCGCAATTCTTAGATCACTCACTTCATCGAATCCGATCTTTCCGAATAAGTCTTCGTATGTGTCCGATTTAATCCGTAGATATTTCGTGACGAGGTTCTTCAGCGCAAAGGACGGCTCGTTTTCGTTAAGCAGCCTCATCGCTTCCTGTGTGTCCCACGTAAGGCCGCGCAATGTAATTCCTTCGCGATCCAGCATGTGAATATCGAACTTTGCGTTATGAGCGAGCTTTCCGATCGACTCATCTTCATAAAATGGCCGCAGTTTTTCGACTACATAGCCGTTATCCAATTGCGGATGACTCGTCTTATGTTTCGTTGGGATATACGCGTGGATGTCCGCTTTAATAGCCGTCAGCACATGGCCGACAATGTAGTCGTTCCATACGTCTGTGCCCGTCGTCTCAACGTCGAATACGATCTCTTCTTCGTCAGCAAGCAACGCGAGGAATTCGTCGAGCCGGGCATCGTCCGTAATCAGCCAGTAGTTTGCCGGTGTATTCTCGACCATCTTCCGCAAAGTTTCTTCGCGCTGGGATTCTTGCAGCGTCTTCCATAATCGCAGGGCCTCCGCCTTGCTGAACGCCTTCGGGTTTCCGGCCTTGTTCACGCAGTCAGACGGATTCCTGGCGAGCTTGCCCGCGTCCATTGCCGCTTTGACTTCGTTTAAGCGTTGGCGGTCAGTCTCCGATAGCTTGCTTGCGAAAATCCGGCGCCAGCTTTCCTCGATTGGTTCGGCCGTTTTCGCCTTCTGCTTCCGCTTGGCTGTTTCGGCAACTTTTTCGTTTTTAACTTCGTCACTTTTCGGCGTCAAAGCGCTGAGATTTAACCGTAGATTGCCGAGTTCCATTCGCATCCTCCTTCCGCTTATGACGTTATAAATCTTCGCGGCTTACATATTTCCGTCTGTATTCCGCCTCGTTATCCGCATACCAATCCGACCAGCAAGCGTTGTCGCAAAAGTACCGGTCGAAGAGCGAATCGTATGTTGCGGATCGCCCTTCGTTCAATACCCGGTTACATGCGGCGCAGATGGCGGCAGGCTTAGCGTTCAATTACTCGTCGCCCTTTCGATCGAACCGCGCTTCGACTGGCGCTATTAGTTCGATGCTTGACTGATTTTCTGTGCAATTTCCATGCTTCTGAGTAGCGACTTTTACGCTACCATCCTCGGCGACATCTACAACTTCGCAAATTTCCCCATCATATAAATACTGAACCATATCACCGGCCTTATACTCGCCCACCTCGCGTCCGATTGCGGCCCATTTCTTACGCTCGGCGGCTGCGCGTTTTGCTTCGGCAACTTCTTCGTCAGTGGCGCGGACGAGTTCATCTTCGTAAAAAATTCCGGCTTCGTTTCCGTTTAATTTTTCGCAATGGAAAGGTGCGAAATCTTTGTCGTCTCTTTTTACTAGTACGATTTCATCAATTTCCGCATAATGACCGCTTTCGTTCCCGACCACCTTCACATAATCACCGACTTTCAGGCGTTCAGGCTTCGGCTCGGCGGCGCTAACTTTACGGTAGACTTCGAAATCATCGGCACAGTAAGTGTCAAAACCGTCACCGTCGTCATCCCGGATTTGAGGATCTCCGCAACCATCTACGCGATAGATTTCGTAATACTTACCTGCGGTTAGAAATTCGTTTGGAGCTTCGTCAAACTTAACGAAATCGCCCGCCTTCGCCTCGCTCTTGTCAATCCGTACGTATTCCGTCTTGGCTTCGCCTTTTAGCGCAGCAACGTCGGATTTTAGGGATTCGATATCCTTTTCGTTTGTGCTGACGCGATCTTCTAATGACGGTTGAGATACGGAGACTTTGCGGAACACAGAACCCGCAATAAGCGCACTACCGTGCGAATCCTCTACTTCATCATAGATGGTCATCCCGTACCCACTCTTATTAACGATCTTATAAAACGCGTTTACTTCCAGATCCGAGTGATCGTAAGCGTTCAACAATAGATCTCCGTCTCTACCGAAAATACTCGGAGTTCCTTCCACGCGCTCATATTCCGCTCCATTATACGCAACCTTCTTAACTTCACCGTTCACCATATCGAGAGTCTTCACGCCGTGTAATTTCGCCATCATACCGCCTCCGCTTCGTTATTTTCCGCAAAATCTTCCCGCATGAAATTCAGATCCATTTCGACCCATCTCTTGCCTTCCCGTTCTGACGGTCCCCAATAGTCCGTAATGCCGCGATTATCGATCATCCAGACGCGAGGGAATTCCCCCTCACCGATCAGCACACCGATGAAGAAGTCGACGTCTTCAGGCGTATAAGGCTGGCCGTCTCCTTTGCGCCCACTTACCGTCAAGAAACCGCGATCTTCTCTACGGTCCCGGATCGTCTTAACCTGGAACGTTTTCCATTCGCCAGTGCCCGGATCTCTTGCGCTGATATCGAAGGATTCCTCTGTCTCCGATTTTGATACCGCCTGCCACCCGCTGGCTAATAAAGCCGCACGGGCGATCAGTTCGGAATACTTGCCGATAGTTTCCTTGAGATGCGCCATTCAATCGTCCTCCTTCGTTTTATTAAAACGGCAGATCATCGTCACTGATTTCGTTAGATTTTTCGTTATTAGATTCCGCACCAAGCGACAGACCGATCAAGCTAATATCGAATCCTGCTGCGACTAGGTTCTCGATCTGCGTCTTCTCGTCAGCTTCGAATAGCAGGCCGTCGAACAGTTTTGCGTTGAATTCCTTACCGTCGAATTTAGCGAAGTTTGCGCGTTCCTGTTCGGTGAGATCTTCTTCGAAATCGATCAACGGAGTAAGGGAAACTTTCGTGTCTTTCGCTTGACCTGTCGAGTTCGTTTTCGTTAATTCAAACGCAAGCTTTCCGAGTTTCTTTTCGTATTTCTTGATGGTTTCGTAAACGTCGAGCGCCTGGTTACGCGTCAAGTCAACGATGATCTCTTTGCCAGTCGTCAAATCAACGAATCCCATTGCGAACCTTTCTTTGCCACGATACTTACCGGCTTCAGCACTTTGCGCCTTCTCTTCTTTTTCATCTCCGGCCTCTTTCGCTTTGAATTGAAGGTCGCGATGATACTTTTCGGCAAGATCCCACGGAGTATGATCGCTTACTACGAAACCCTTTTCGTTCCGGGTAGATGGATTCTTCGCAACAAACGTATTTACCTTTTTGTAGATACCGTATCCAAAATACTGCATCAAGTCCTCCGTACCTAATACACGGACCTTATACGAAGAGCCCACGCTGAACTTAGCGAAATCGACCGTGTTTAGATTGCCGCCTTCACCTCCGCCGGCCTGTAATGCTGATAGCGCCGCCGCGCCTTTTTGAAATTGACTCATTCGATTTCCCCCTACGTTTTAATTTTGAGGCTTTTCGCCCTCGCAAAATGCCGGTATCTGCGTCCGAAACGCCGCCAGCGCTAAGCAGTAGCGACGCGACTCCGTTACTTAACGGACACCCCGACATTCTCCGAGCGCTGGGCCGCACAATCGCCGCCCTTACTCGCCTTCTTCGCGATTAACTTCGTAAATAAGTCGGCCAATTACAAGCGCGGCAATCACCGCAAATATTTCGAACAACCATGCGTTAGACATAGGCGGCAACTCCTCTCGCTGTACGCGTCAGTTCGCGTCTTATTTCGTGCGATTCCGCCGGCAATTCGTCCATACGCATACGAACCGCATTAATTCGGGCCTGTAGCGCCAATTTAGTCGGCAATGACCGGGTGCGCGAAAGGCGGCCTTCTAAATGTACGATTTCTTCTTCGAGTTCATCGCGAAACTTATCGATCATAGCCACCTCTTCCGTAATTTGCTGCGACATTTTCGCAATTTCTTCCGTTATGAAATTCGTCACTTTACGCCGAATACGATTGATGCAGCCTTTATTCGGTGGGATCACGGTCTTAACAACGTCTGCATCTACCGCAAGCATGAACGTTGCTCCACGATGGGAATACATCCGAGCATCTTCTCCGTTGTTGTCCGGACCGATGCCGCAGTAAATCGCATTAGATAACATCTGCGACGCCCATGCTTCCGGCGTTTGGTTGCCGATCTTAAAGCGCTTGGTAATTCGTTTCTTTGCGTGGTGGGATAGCGTTACTTTCATCCGACGCGCACCACCTGGATCGAAAGTGGACGGTAGTAGTCCGCCGGATCTTCGTCGACCGGCCATGCGCCTTGATATAAAATTTCGGTAAGTTTGCGCTGATCTAGCGCAGGATACGTATTGAAATCGGAAATTTTGGGGATATTCATAGTATGTTCGCCTCCATGTTAATTAGGTATAACGCTCTAGATCGGAAGGTGTGTTCGCATACTGTTCGCTTGTCTTTTGCCAACAGATTGTATATGATGAGGATGTAACAACGCCTTCTGGGCTAGTTACGTTTTATAGAGAATTTACGCTGCTAATTGGGACTGACAGCGTGATCGGAATCGTTGGATGAATCTACAATGTGATCGAGCATTTCCTCCAAAACGTTGCGCTAACAACGTGGAAATGTCGGTGTCATTTGTACATCCGCGAATCCATGCTTCTAGAATAACTCTTTTTCGTGGGTCGCCTTGCGCTAACAGGGCGACCTTCTCTTTTAGTAAAACCTCTCCTACGACGTTCGTCGAAACGTCTTCAGGTTCCCAAACGGTTCCTTCTTCGTTAATATATTCAATAGCAACATCGTTTCTCAACTTATGCTTTTTTAAGAAGTGGTTTCTCTCTTGTTTAATGATATATTGTATCAGAGCCCTTTTATCTCGCCCATTGCCACTGAATATTTCTATCGCCTTACCTATTTTTTCGTAACATCGTTGCTCGAATGCGGTCATATCTTTAATGAGGTGTGCGATCCTTCTCGACTCCCACTCAACATACGGAATTGCACCGTTTTCAACTGCTCGTCGCATCCTATTAAATTTTTTTGTATTCACTGAGATTTCTCCTCCCTTTATGCTTACACTTTATAACCCCATCGCACTAATAGAATTTGCGACATCATCGTCTTAATTTTTTTTCTTATCTTTATATTTTCAGCTAAATATTCAGCTTTTTATTGACAATTTCTATCCTATAGGTTAGAATGAACCCATAGCTAAATAAACCTACAGTTATAGCCTTGTACGTTGGGGAACGTGGTCTATGGCTTTTAATTTGTAGTGCCTCAAAAGCTAAATAAGCAGCTTATGAACACAGTTTACTATCTTATAGGTAAGATGTCAACAACAAAATCAAACTTTTTGGTAAGATGTGTTCTGGCATTAAAAAAGGTGAGTGTGATGACTTTATTTGACAGAGTTAAAAAACTGGCGGATAGTCGTGGGATATCAATAGCAGAATTAGAAAGAAAATTAAAACTTAGTCCAAACGTTCTTTATAAGTTGAAGACTCAAAAGCCATCAACAGACAGAGTTGAAGCTTTAGCCGATTTCTTCGATGTTTCCGTTGATTACCTCCTCGGCAGAAAAGAAAAGGAAAACTTTGAACCTGAGCTAACTGCTAAAGATGAAAGAGATATACAGAAAGAGCTACAAAAAATTATAGAAGGGCTAGAAGGCAAGAATGGTTATGCCGCATTTGACGGACAAACTCTTGACGATATGGATGAAGAAGATAGAGAACTGTTAATTGCAAGCTTGGAAAACTCCCTACGTCTTGCCAAAAGAATTTCAAAACAAAAATTCACTCCTAAAAAATATCGTAAGTAGGTGCCTTTTTGTGGAGTCAATTACTGAAAAGATCAAATCAATAACAAAAAAAATTGAAACAAATAATCCATTTAAAATTGCAAAAGCATTAGGAATTGAAGTGGTGTATGAAGATTTAGGAAAAGCCCTGGGGTATTACAGCAGGCATTTCAGAGTTAAGGTCATTCATATTAATCAGAATGCGAATGAACATAACAAGGAGTTTGTTTGTGCTCATGAATTAGGACATGCAATCTTTCATCCAGATGCAAATACTCCTTTTTTTAAGAAACAGACATTATTCTCTACAGATCGAATTGAATTAGAAGCGAATTTTTTCGCAATTAATTTGTTGTTCTCATCCATTAATAGTTGCGTCACCGTAAAGGAAGCAATTGAACAATACGGAATCCCTGAGAAGTTAATTTTATCTTACCTAATCGAAAAAAAAAATTTAATTAAAAATCGAACATACATTCTTTTTAAGGAGGTATGGACGACCTGTACGAGTGGATCGTCGAAGAATAACCGGTAGTCGGTCGTTGACGGGATTAAGTGTCGCCCGTCAACGCAAGACTTGGCTGTTTAGGTAACTTCAGACGCCAGCTCTTAACGTCCTCCGCACGTTCACACACCGCCTTCAATTCCGCTCTCCCCTTCGCAGTCAATAGTTCATTCGCATCCTTTCCCTCCGTAATGTATCCGTGTGCCAGTCCGACTTTCCCGTATAAATAACGCTCGACCTCCGCACGCAACTTCTCGCCGGCCTTATCGTTATCCGTCACGATGGTTACGTGTTCGATCGGAGACTGAACGATAATGTCCGCCTTCCGTTGGTTGAACGAAGATCCTCCGGTTCCGATCGCCGGCACTCCCGCCGTCATCCACGATTGCGCATCGATCTCCGCCTCGCATAAGACAACGCGTGTCAGCCGCCTGTCATATACGACATTCATTCCGTAAACAAGGTCCCGTATCGGCCATCCGCCTTTGACGTACCAGAACGCCTTACCCCGGGTTGACCGATACTTTACGTTGGCGAGCCGTCCGTTCGGCAGCCGCCAGGGCAACGCAACCGCACCGCCAACCATTCCTACACCCATTAGACGCTGGACCGCCGGCATGATGCCGCGCTTGTTTAAATAATCGTTAGGCCCCGCAACCACGCCGCCGAGAATCGATTCGCTTAATGGTTCGCGATTCTTTGCGACTTTCAGCTTCGGGAGCCTAAGCGTTAATTTACCGTCATCCGATTCCGGCGCGTACGCATCGATCAAGTATTCGATCGTCTCCTCTTCTGTTTCTTCGCGCAAGAACGCCAGCAACTTAACGAAGCCACCCCGTGCATACTCTGCGTCATAATAGCCGCTATCGCCCCAATAGCCGGCCTTTGCGGATGTCGTATCGTCAAGATATACGTAAAAACTCGGCGTCCGGTCATATCGGAAAGGACTTGCGGCCAGGAGTCGCTCATCCGTCCAAGTCGCCGCGTCCATTCGAATTGTTCGAGTTCATATCGGATGTCGACGTCGACCTGACGGCCATTTAACGTTAAAATCGGCACTTTCGTATCACTCCTTTCGTCCTAATTAGGCCGGATTGTTCTATATATTACGCCCTGATTTCGAAAAATTCCATCGTATTTTGTCGAAAGTATTCAGAATTCCCCGCGGTAAATGTTTACAATATCAACCGCTATTTTCCACCGTCTTAGAAATCGAATTGATCCGCAGCATCTTCGCCTTTCGGAAATTCTCGCAAAACACCGTAGTCGAATAGCGCAACTAGCTCGAGCATGAAATCTTCGCCACCATTCCGGCCTTTCTCGATCCCGATTCCGGCTATTCCCTCTTTCGATACCGAATCAAAGCCGATCAAATTCGTCGCGATATCTAACAGGCGAGAGGTGGTTTTTACCTTTTCGCGAGTAGGAATTCGTAGCTCCCTCACGCCGTCTTCGCTAACCTCTTTTTTATCTACGGTCGCCTGAACGGTGTAAAATCCAACTACGTCATAATCACCCACTATATTTTCGAAACGTGTTGCAGCGTACTCGGCTGCGCCCCCTGCTGTTTTATTTACGTTCTTTCCGTAAACATCTGAAAGTCCATAGAATGGATCAAGAAAAACGGCGTCAATTTTTCCTGTACTCAGCTCCCGTTCAAGATCCGCTAATGACCGCGTCAACTCTCTTCCGCTTTTCCCTTGGAAATAAAGTGTTCCAGGGTAGTACGAATCGAGTAACTCCAAGACTTCGAAGAACTTTTCCCGAACAACATCATCCAGTTTTCCCGATAAAATAGCTTTGTTTGGTATGCCTACCTTCCGTCCGAGCTCGTCAATCAATACCTCGTCAACCGCTGTCGCAATTGAAATAAGACGGGAAATAAACGTGTATTCTTTAACTTCGAATGATTTAACGAGACAGTTTGCACCTTGGCGCAGTAATGAATCGAGAATTCGACAGACTAGGTATGTTTTACCGCGCCCTGACTCGCCCATGATTCCATAAATATCGCCTGTAAACCACCCCGATATCTCATTATCAAGAGTAGGAAAAGGCGTCTTATAAATCCGGAATGACTTGCCTTCTTCGCGCTTTTTATACTCGTCTCTAAACGATTCTTTAATTTCACTCAACGTCCGACCGATAGAACTACGAACGTTTGTTCTTATTTTAAGACTTTCGACTTTTTCCGTCAACCACGAAAATAATTCTTCCGGATTATCTTGCGCTTGGCTAAACCGTTCCGGAAGCTCCTTTTCCGCAATATCGACGAACTCTCGCAACGCAGCCTGTTTCCGTAGTTTTTCCGCAAGGTAATCGTAATTGGCCTCGATACCAAAATTCGGCTCGAAATCCGGCACCTCGTGCGTTACCATCTCGGCCGTCGGCGCCTGGCCTCCGTGTTTCTCCGCATATTCCGTGATGTATCGGAGTGCTTTGCGTTCGCCTTCCGTTGGTAAGTCCTCGGCGGTAATATTAAAGCGCAGCAGCGCGTTCGGATCGTTCTGCTCGATCACTTTCGATAGCAGTAAAACACCGTAGTTCATCCGCGATCCCTCCTCTTATTACGCTATATGTTCGATTTCCTTCATCCTCAATGCGTTGACCGCTCGTGCTCCTCCGTACTCTTCCAGCTTCCTATCGATGAAAGAAACGCCCTTCGCAGTAACATATGTCTGTACAAAGTTAACTCCGTAATACCTAGACGGTGATTGTTTAACTTTAAAATAGCCTTCGTTGATGTAGCGCTGATAAGGAACCGGCGAGCCTTCTTTCCGAACAAATACACCGATTGTCCGTAAGAATGTCGTTAATTTGTTTCGGCCAATTCCAATCGATTTGGCTACTTGCTCTAACGTCTGCACATTTGTCGCGGAAATAAAACGATCATGTTCCTCCGCTTTCGGTTTCATTTCGGAAATTACTTCGTTTTGCTTGCGTACAGTCTCTAAAGTTGCGCTAAATAAAAGTTTTGTTTGGTCGTCTGCAAACGGTAGATACGTTTGAATAAATAGATCGTCATTCGCTACATAGCCGCCCGTTTTTCTGATTGTCGGAATGACTTCGTGAGTGATCCATCTTTTGAATTGTTTGGCCTCTGGTTTGCGGCTTCTTAAAATCAGAGAATAAAGACCCGGTTCGTTGATAATGAATGTTTCTTGATTTCGCCCTAATGAATCAGTGACCGGAATACTATTCCGCTCATCTTCATCAAGTAAATTCACTGATTTTCGAGCGTCTGTAATCCCTAAAACATCGCAGACATCTTTTGCAACAAACCAAGGTTCACCGTCCTTAACGACTGTCCTCACCTGTTGATCTTGATAATTGAATACTTTTTTCAATTCATTCATAATGATTCCTCCTCTTTTTCTTCTCGATATAAACGACTCTAGCGCCCCTCTTCAGTTGCTCTGCGATTTCTATACGTATACGGAAGTTATCGGCTGCCTCACCGAACATACCCGAAATGTAATCCGCAGCGACACCGATGTAATAAAACGCCCAATCTAGCGCAGCAAACGTCCACTTTAACGGATAGAGTAGGCGGTACATCATCGCTCGACCTCCCGCTTTAATTTCGCCTTCGCCTCGTCCTGCTTCGCCTTGTATTCCTCGTCGCCGTACATCGCTTCCAAACGCTTGTAATCGTTGTATTCATCGAGCAGCTCATCGATTTTCTTCGTCTTTTCTTTCGCCATATCATCCCACGCCTTTTTTATTCCTTCGCTAAGCTTAGTCACGGTATCGGCATACGGAAATTCCGGAAGAAATTCCGCAAAGTGAAACGCCGTTCCCTCTGGCTTCGGATAGTTTTCGTAATCAACTCCGTCAAGATATTCGTCAACAAACTGACTCCGGCAGACTAGACGGATATCGTTCGCATCAGCGAGAATCCATTCGCCGTGTATTGCGTCTGTCAGATCGAACTCAACGTAAGTAGAGACGCCGGTATCACCCGTTTCCTCAATGTCCCGACGCGCATCCACGAAGAAAATGCGGTCAGGGTAGCCGTCTACTGCGACTAGGTCTCCGAAAGCGATGTCCGTTTTCATCTCCGCAGCCCCCTTTTCGATTCGCCTTCGAATTCATGCATTATACATAAGTCGCGAATTCTATCGTAAATACGGTGCTCGCCGAACACGCTCGGCAAACGTTCAATCGAAATGTTGCTCGTATAAATTGTCGGAAGTTGATTCGTCACTCTCGCGTTAATTATGCCGTGTAAATCACCGCGAAATCCGTCCGTAACGTTCCGTACACCAATGTCGTCCAGAACCGCAAAGGGCGCCGTCTTAGCCGCTTCTAGCGCGCGATAGTAACGGGTGGCCGCGTGCTCTGCGACCGAGTCCGGAACACGCGGCCGATTGAATTCGTTATAATCGTCTTGCCATTCGTTCACATCGAGGAAATAGGCCGGGCGCAGTGACGGCGTTAAACCTCTCCGCAAAGATCCGCTGTAATGGACGCGCAGCCATTCGTTAAGGAGCGCCGCCGCTGTCGTCGTCTTGCCGGTGCCGGAGTTCTCGCTGAAGAGATACAACGACTTGATACGGTCAGCCGGTTCGATATAGCCTTCCGTCTGCTCAAACTGACGCTCGAACGTCTTGACGTAGTTTTCAACCGATTTATATATCGCTGGCTGATCCGCTCTTGCTGGCGAATTGGCGAGCGTTGTCAGACGATATTCTCGCGGTAATCCTGCCGCCGCAGACCGGCCGCCGTTGCCCGATGCGCCATGTAGTGCGATGAAGTGCGGGCATTGGCGAGTACAGGCGGACGTGCCGGCCGCTTTGCATCCGTTAGCCAGGACGCAGTTTCTTTCGTTAGTCAATGGCGCTCACTCCTTTCGTTATTTCTTACGTTCAACATCGCCTGTTACGTGATTACCTCGCAGACTAAATGTTTTAAGAACGTAACCTCGTTTATCTAAATATTCGATACACGCCTGCATAATCTCGTGTTCATTCAGTTTCACATGTACTTCCATTAACCGTCCACCTCCGTCCGGCTGTCGTCGATGATTTTTAATGTACGTTTAGGTGCCCAAGTGTTGTCATGATCGTACACCCGGTCGTCTTCTATCTTAGACACGCGGTATTCATCGATCACTTCGCCATTATGAATTAGCTTCACAATGTCTCCTACACGAACTTCAGTTGGCTGCGGCGCGTTCAGATATTCGTCAGGCACTTCGAGTCCAAGTGCACGATGAAGAGCGATGGCTTCTCCGATATGGACGTTGAAGCAATCGTCCGGTGCGGCCTTGGCGATTCCTTTCGACTCTACTGTGCCCCTTCCTACCGATTTAAGGAGAGCGACAACGGTACGTTTCTTTTTATTAATAACGAACTCTACGTTACAGACAATGCTTCGGTATGAATATCGTAATTCTCCGAATGTCCGGTAATTAAGATTTGCGATATCCGCCCTCGCCTGCTCAACGATTTCATCACGTCGTTCTTGTGCGGTCTTTTCTTCGGATTTCTGTGATCTTTTAGTCATCGCCTCCAAATAACCGTCCGCTTTTCCTTGAACTCGACCTTCGTATCGCGCGCGCTGTCTCAATGCCGATAGAGCTTCCGTAATGAACTCCTGAATTTCCTCTGCGCTTTTAGATCGTAAATCCAATCCGCTTTTAATCATTTCGTCAGCCTCCTCGTTTTTAACTTCGTTATTTACGATGACTTCGTATTCTGAAGTCCAGAATACAAACCCTGCGTCAGTTACAATGTGTTCGTTATTATCGCTCGACGCACTTACGCATTTATGAACCTTGTGAATTTGTCCGTTGTTATACGTACCCAATTCATCATCAACAATCAGAATTCGCTCGCCAACTTTGGCCGGACGCTTTTCTGTGACGATAAGCTCGGCGTCTTCGACATTAACAAGACGGCCAACTCCCGGAACCCTAACGTCGTAGAACGAGACTGTCTCTCCAGTCAATTCGAACACCTCCCCGATCTTATCCGCATACCAACTCGACTCATATCTCGCCTTCAAAATCCGCACATACTTTTTCGTTTTAGTCATCTCGCAATCCCTCCGTTTAATAAAAGTCGTCGCCGATTTCCGCTTGCTGCTCCCGCCTTTGTTGCGCCGCTGCTTCGGCCCTGATTTCCGCCACTGCCCGCTGCAAATTTCGTCCCATCCACTTCTGCATAAATCCGAAGCTGACGCCCGGCCAATCTGCCGTCGGCCTATATTGCGCAAAGCATAGATCGATGAATCGCTTCGTTATTTCCGGCCCGTATTCGCCTGGCTTCCGCTTCGTTCCGACCCAACGACCGAGCATTCCCGCTTCGGCCTTCCAAGGTTCGCGAGTAGGCATCGGAACGTAAGGGACGCCGTACAGCCGCTCATGCTCCGCTTTTAAATACGCCTGGAAGTCGCGCGTATTCCATTTTGATACCGGTTTATCTGTCGTCGTCATCTTCGTCACCCATTTCGTTAAGAATCGCATAATAATCGTATTCTTGCGCATAGGCTTCGTAGAGATCGATTTTACGCCGCAAGTCCGATATTTCCTCCGCCATGTGATCCTTTTCCGCTAACAACGATTCAACAATTGGTCGGTCGGCAATCGGACACATTCTCGCTATATCCGACGCAAGCTCCGCAATGTGATCGAGTAAAGCCGGAATGTCTTGGCGAGCGTTTGCGATGAACTCTGCGTCTTCTTTCGTTACTGCCGCCGCAACGCCGTCCCAATGTGTTTTTACCCAATAGCGAAGATTTTCGTTTCCCGGCCACTCACAATCATCTGCGGCCCAATAGCTCTCCGTTGCCGCTTCCGTACGCTGACGGATCGCTTCGAGTTCGTCTTTCGTCATCACGCATTCACCCCTTCGATTTTGATTCCTAGTTTGTATAACGTTTCGCGAATGGCCGCTTTCCGTTCCTCTGCGCTAGGTGAACCTCCGTGAGATTCGTAGTACTCCCGCACCTTCTCCTCCGGCGTCTTTTCGACTTCATATCCGTTGATTAATGCGGCCGCTAGTGTAATGAGGTCGAGATCATTTAACGGACTAAATCGGTCCGTCCACTCACGCGTTACATGGTATTCCAGAACGTGCTCCTTCGACCATTCCTCTGCGTATAGACCAAGTAACGCATCCGCCTGCTCCTTCGTAATTACCGGCTTTTTAATTTCGCTCATCTATTCGTCCTCCTCTTCGTTTAGGTATAAACCGATCTCTTCGCATATCGGAAAATGATACATATCCCATTCGTAGAAAACGTCTTGTGATTTCGATAATAGTTCGTTTGCCTTCGCTAACTCCGCCTTCAGCCGCTCGTTTTCCGCAATCAACCCGGCAACGGCACAACGCAGGTCTGCGATTTCTTTAGTTTCCGGAAACAGATCGAACGTCGTCAACTCACGCTCCGATCCGTCTTCCTCCTGGATAAATACGCCGCCCTCTCCCGGAGCAACTTCCCGCACCTCAATGCCGAGTTCCTTTGCGACCTTGATAATGTGGTCTATATCGAATTTTGGAACGATCATTTTAACGCCTCCACTCATCGTCTTTTTTGATAACCGTCAGACCTTCCTCGCTTCGTTTGGTGTTTTCCTCCGCAATCTCGGCTAATTTCAAACGCTGTTTGTCGGTGAGCTCCGAGATTCGTCTCGTATCCTCCGCCACGTTTTCGCCTCCTCTCCGTCGTTTTAACGTCATCCCTTACGATTACCCTCGACCGTCAGCAAAGCCGCTAATTCCCCGCGAAATTCCCGTATAATTCGTGCG